ATAAAACAATCAGCGACAATATGAAAAAAATATGCTTTTTTTTCTTTCTGCTGTTCAGCCTGCAGTCTTTCTCACAGAAGGTTGTGCTAAAAAACAACCTTGTCTATGATGCCCTGCTGACACCCAATCTTTCTGTAGAGTTTTCCCTGGGGAAGAAATGGACTTTGGATACCCAAATCGGTATGAATTTCTTTTTTATATAAAATGATGCCACGGCAAACGGTTACAAAACAAAGAAATGGAGTCACTGGCTTGTACAGCCGGAGATAAGATATTGGACCTGTGAAATATTCAATGGCTGGTTTCTTGGCCTTCATGCCCATGGAGGGCAGATGAATGTGGGAGGCATAAATATTCCTTTTATTATTCAAAACCACTCCAAAGAAATGAAAGATTACCGTTATGAGGGGTATTTTTACGGTGGGGGTATCAGTACGGGCTACCATTGGATACTGTCCAGCAGATTCAGTGTAGAGGCATCCTTAGGACTGGGCTATGCGCGTGTTAAATATGACAGGTTCAGATGTACTTCTTGTGGGAAAAAGGATGGTAAGGGGAAAGCTGATTATCTGGGACCTACAAAGCTTGCCGTTTCGATTATCTATATAATTAAATAAATGATACTTTGCATATATAAATATTAAAAACAGAATCAATGAAACCAATACAATATTATATAGGAATACTTTCTGTGCTGGGATATGTATACTGTTTGCCGGTGGTAGGACAGGTGGAGGATAAGGTTGTCAGAAAGGGGAATCCTCGTTTGGAATATACAGATGTGAAAACCGGACGTAGCCCGGAAGGGAAAATGTTTACCGTTTCTTTCAATATAGTAGAATCCATCAATCGGTTGAAGACACAGGAAATTGTTTATATCTATCCTTCTCTGGTATCTTCTGACGGCAATATCAGGACTACTTTCTCGTCTTTGTGTATTTCCGGAAAGAAAAGATACAAGGTTGTTGCCCGTAAGGAAAGACTGGGTGGTAACCCGGGTACATTACTTCCTGCTACGGGAGGTAATGAAGTCTTTTTCGCCGTAGCACAAGCCAGAAGCGATACTCATGCAGGGCGTTATCTGCTTAATTCCATTGATGGTCCTGCCGGTTGGACATCTGCTTCCAATACAAACGCTACTTATAGGCGTTGCATGACCTATTCCGTACGTCCGGTCATTGATCCGGATGTGCAGGAAGACTACAAAAAGTATTTGCCGGAATAAGCCATACTCCGTGTGAGCTTTTGCTTGCACGGAGTAAAAAATCTTGTTGTATTATTCTGTGGCGTATCATATTCGGATGTCTTTTTATAGTCATATATTCACAAAATAAATATGGTGAGAACTCTGTTTCATATCACTTTTATACGAGCATTTGGTAACTCAAAGACATATCTTATGAATGCTGTTTTAGGAATCGGTATACCATCGGATGGTAGTCAGTCATAAAAATGCATGGTCTTATAACCTCCAAAACTCTTTATGTCCCAATGACCTATCAAAGACCGATTGATTGACCAGTATATGTTTTGTGTATTTAAATCGTCTGTTTTAGTTGAGAATTTGTCCGTTTTCACAAAAACAGCTTTATCTTGATTTTTGTTGTAATAAAAAATAAGAAATATGAGATTACTATATATGAGTGAACATTTATCCTGTCTGAATTACCAGATGAATTCGGATGTAGGATTTACTTGTCAGCAATTGGAGAAGGATGAGGTATACCGGATTGATAATAGCAAGTCGTCGTGTACTCTTTTTATGCTTGAAGGTGATGTGTTTTTTGATCTGGGTAAATATAAAGGTTTACGAATTTTACAGAACCAGATGGTGTTCATTCCACAAAGCATAGGAACCCGGATGAAGTCTATAACCGGTTCGAAATGTATGCTTTTATTTTGGGACAGGAACATAAGTGTATGTGACAAATTGTTTTTGGGCTCGTTGTCTGTCAGAGGGGAGGAGCGAACGGCTGATAATTTTATTCTTCCTGTCAGGAAGCCTCTTGCTGAAGTGCTGGATTCTGTCGGAATGTATCTGGAGGCAAGGTTGCTTTGTAAACATATGCATTTGCTGAAGCAGCAGGAACTGCTTTTGGTGTTGAAGGGCTTTTATACAAAGAAAGAACTGACAGCGTTCTTTTCCGCATCGACCGGCATCAGACAACGTTTTGAGAAATTTGTCATGGAAAACTACAAGAAAGTGAATTCCGTCAAGGAATTCGCTGATTTATACTATGTTTCCGAACGCTCCTTCAGCCGGAAGTTCCACTCCTGTTTCGGGGAAAGTCCTTATAAATGGATGCGGAAGAAAAGGGCGGAACAAATGTTGGAAATGATTTGTGATCCGGAACTATCCTTTCAGGAAATATCCGGCAGGTTAGGTTTCAGTTCACCTTCCCATTTTACGGTATATTGTCGCAGAATGTACGGGATGTCCCCCACCCAGTTGAGAGAAAAAAATAAGAAATAAACGGATTTTTATAATTGCACTTTAATGGAGGAACTATGGAATATTCAAATGCCTGCCTGACCTGTGAGCAGGCAGGTCTTTCTTGTGTGGAGCTGCCGAAGATCTGTATACCAGTCTATAGGGAGATTGTCAAGGAAATGGCAGAAATGATAAAGGACTCTCAGATGCGGGATGTTTTTTACTCTCTTTCTACCGGGATAGATATACTGGCAGTTTCCAAGAAAACAGGTGTTGCCCCCAAGAAACTGGCATATATGTATAAAAAAGCGAGCAGGCAGGTTCGTTTGGAATGGAAACCTTATTCTGAATGGAAACAAGAGTTGGACCGTGTATATATCAGATGCCGGAATTATGCGGCACTCCTGACACATTCCCAAGAGTGTGGCGGACAGAATTTCAAGAATGTAGTGATAGTCGTAAGGGAGCAGGATATTCCGTCGGAATGTGTAGACCTGTTGGTTACACCTTTAGGAAATTTGGATATAAATTTCAGGGCTTTACGTGCGCTTAGAAAATACAACATCTACCAGCTTGAGGATCTTTTACGCTTTATAAAATATAACGGATTTGATGCGCTGTGCCGAATACCCGGTATGGGAATGAAATCTGTTGAGCAGTTGTATCACACTTTAAAAGAGAGGAATATTTTGGAAAATAAGGAAACTTGTATCCTGTTCCGCTACCTTTTTGTGTAAAATACATAAAGAATGCAGGAACTGCATTCAGACATTTGCAATGACTATGGATATGATTGATATCTTGTCTTTATTTTTGAAACGAATAGATATACTGATAAAACGGGATAATTCCCCTATGTTTAATTAAAAACTGGAATTGATGAAAAAAAACATCTTGATTTTATGTATGCTTGGGGCATCTGCCCTGACTGTAAGCGGACAGACGTTGTTGAAAGGGACAAAGTTTACGGACAACTGGTCTGTCGGAATTAATGGTGGAGTGACCACTCCGATGACACACAGCACTTTTTGGAAGAACTCCCGCCCTGCCGTGGGTATTGAATTATCAAAACGGATAACACCGGTTCTGAGTCTGGGGACTTCAGTCATGGGGCATATCAACACAAGCAGCAGTAAAACGGCTTTTGACGCTTCGAATGTTGAGCTTTTAAGCAAGTTCAATATGATGAACCTTTTCGCAGGTTATCCTGGCCCCCCCGGACATTTGAAATGGAAGCCGTAGTTGGAGTAGGCTGGCTTTATGGCTACGTCAACGGTACGGGGGATGATAATTCCTGGGGTACACGGCTGGGAATGGACTTCAACTTTAATATAGGGGAGGAAAAAGCGTGGGCAATCAGTCTGAAACCATCATTGGTATATGATATGGAAGGTGACTTTAACCGGCACAAGAGCCGTTTCAATGCCAATAATGCACGTGTTGAACTGCTCGCAGGGATTGTTTATTATATAAAGGGAAGTTCCGGCAGGCACCATGCCACTCTCGTAAAGGAATATGACCAGACAGAGGTGGACAACCTGAATGCAAGTGTAAACAGTCTGCGCGGCCAACTTTTGGACAGCCGGAAACAGACAGAGGAAGCAATTGGCCGTGCGGACATGCTCCAGAAGCAGCTGTCTGAATGTCAGAACAAGAAACCGGTCATTGAAACTGTTATTGAAAAAGCCAAGACACTGGAGTCTATTGTAACTTTCCGCCAGGGTAGTTCCAAGGTTGACGTCTCACAACTCCCCAATGTGGAACGGATTGCCTCCTATATGAACAGGCATCCTGAATCCAAGGTTGTGATCAAAGGATACTCTTCACCGGAAGGAAGTATCGAGGTGAACGAAAGAATAGCCTGTGCCCGTGCGGAGTCAGTCAAATCCATTCTTACGAAGAAATACCGGATAGCCGCCTCACGCATTACTGCGGAAGGACAAGGTATAGGGGATATGTTCTCTGAACCTGACTGGAACAGGGTCAGTATCTGTACCTTGCAGGGAAATAAATAATATCCGGGACTATGGTTCCATACAATCCACAGCATCATCTGCAAGATGCATGAATGTTAAAGATTTCATATAAACCATGGATTGCGATGCGGATTATAGTCAGTCTGAAATGTAGCCAGTTGCCAATCGGTAACTGGCTTTTTGGTTTCATCAAGCTTACGGGGTATTTGTGGGTTGAGCCGCAAGCGGGCCGCATCGTTAAGCCATTTCATGCTGTCCTCATAATCCCGTATCCGTACAACACTTACATTATTGGGAGCTATGAGTTTTGTAAGTTCATAAACAGCCAGTCTTACCATGTGCCTCTTGAGGTTAGGATTACGTGGATCATGTAACACAAAATGTTGTCCTGCTTGTGGAATATCTGCGTTTACGTCTGTTTCTGGACTGAACACCCGTCCTTTGTAGACTACGTACTCGTGATCCGAAAGTTCATATGTGTTGTATGCCGGATCATAATCTGCGACGGCACCCCAATTGTCGGAAACCATTGGGTCGAGGTTGCTGTCAAAGCTGTCAAGTGTCGTCAACGTGTAAAACTCTCCGCCATATTCGACCACGCTCCATAATGGATATTCCACGGGCTGCCATGATGGCGTTTCTACTTCCTTCCAGCCATTGACTAATGGGATGCGTATATCATTGAACTTGTAACCATTCTCCAAAAGACAGGTATAGAAAACGCCATTATGACTTATCTTATCACCCGGATAGTAAGTACCGAACTGGGAGTAATTTACCACCTGTGTCACACTGATATTGACATCGGAACACTCTTCCCAATAAATGGCTGTTGATGGTTTACGGTAACCGCTGATGGAGCGTGTCACTTCATGAATTTGTCCTTCAAAATAGATATGCACCCCCACAGGATAGGTAATGCGCCGGTCATATTCGGCGATATACTTTCCTTTGGCAAGTTCTTTCTCCACTTCGTAATTTTCCGAGAGATACTCCACAATACTTATCTCTGCTGATTCTTCAGCCTGAATAAACCGCTCGTCATTGCCTCGTGTAAGTTGCGTAAGGGCTTCCCGAGTGATGGCACCCAGATAATCGTTATTATTAAGAAACCGTCTGTACATTTTTATTTTGTTGTTAATATGAAAATCCTTCCTGAATTACTGAAGTGGAGATTACATATCCGTTTCCGTTCCCACCACTCTTAAACTTGTACCAACTGTCGCGCAGATAAAAACACAGCAAATAGTCAAGGCAGTCGGACAAATGGCCATAACGCTCGCACTTTACACCGGTTTTTGGATCGGTAGTCTTCTGCTTATTCTTTGAGCCGTCCTCATTGCGGAGCTGGTAAATCAAATCCTGTGTAAGTCTCCGGCATTTGATGTCTATCTGTATTTCCCAGCCATTGTAACCATCAAATACCTCGTTTACAAACTCACAGCGTGTCGCCTGCGGAGGCTGTTTTCGTAAAAGTTTCACCTTGGGGCGTAGAACTCCTTTGCCAAAAATGTCCGCAATTATGGTATAGTTGTTAATTCCGTCCTCATTGGTGGTAGAGCGCTGCAATCCGGACGGATCTCCCGTTACATCCACTCCGCCGATATGTTTGTCACGGTAAAGTTTCAAACGTACTTTTCGTGCTAGCGCAGGCGTATTATTCTCTTTTTTCTCCGGCTTACCGAGTATTTCCTCGAGTATATATACCTTTTTGTTGTCATAGTCTATCTGTGCGGAAAGTACGGACATTTGGGGAGCGACATTGAAATCCCAGACCGTAACAAGCGGCTTGGTAGGATCATATACCTTTTCTTTCAGTCCGGTAACAAGATGTCTGGAACCATCAAAACTGCAATAAATGGCCATATCGTTGGCTTCCACAAAGTCCCAGTTACCATAAAGCAGACGTTCCTTGGTAGCTTGATCCCGAATTTTGTTTAATGCAGCTTCATAAACTTGACGAAAAGCAATGTTCGGGTTATCAAATACGGAAAACGGAATATAGGATTCACCTTCACGGCACATAACTTTTTCACCATTTTCGTCCTGTACAAAACGGGAGCGCACCCAATTGATCGTCGGATTGGTCGTGAGCAACATTCGTGGCGTCTTAAATGTTTCGTGGGTCCTCCAACGGAGGCGGGAAAACAGCACCTCGACAGCCCGTTCGGAAATCTCCGATACTTCGTCCACCATAGCAATGGTATATTCGGACGAACCAAAACGTTCGAAGTTCGGATCGCTGGGGATGTCTGCCATCTCTTTCATGATAATAACTGAATCATTCCAGAATGTGAGTGTGCCTTCGAGATTGTTTATCTTGTAATTTATATCCTCTTTAAGTCCCCAATCTTTCAGTGTAGACTTGATGGTATTCCAGGTCGATTCCTTCAATGATTTGAGCGTTTTACGGGCTACGACCGCACGAATATTCTCAAACCGGATACACGAGGATACCAACCATACGCTACCGATAAAAGACTTTCCGCCACCCGCTGCTCCGCCACCCAATATCAACTGTGGAAGATTTTGCGACCTGCATTGTTTACATTGCGGCTTATACTGCGGATTCCTTTGCGGATCGTAACCGACAAGGATTTGCTCTATTTCTCCGCCGCAGTGGGGACAATAATCAGGCTGCAACAACTTCCACAGTTCATATTGTCGTGGTGACGGTTTGAACTCGATGTGCAGGTTTTTAGGTGGTTTGAGCCTGTTGACCGCCATTCCTTATACGATTTGAATGGTTATATCGGTTTCGGACTCAAGTATGGAATATAATTTCTGGAAAGTAGCACGGGATTCCAACACTTTCCCTTTAACCGTGTTATTTCCCACGATGATGCAGCCGGCAGAATCAACTTCGGTATTGCCGGAATGAATCAGGATACCGATGAAATGGGGCACATCGTGCAGATACGGCATCTTCTTCTTGTATTTGGGACTGTACTGAAGAGTGACTTTGTATGTCCCAGCGGGAATGGCAGTCTTAGCATAGATCTTTTCCTTGCAGGTACAAGAACAGCCATCAGGGGTATTAGGGCAAACAGCAGGAAGTTCTCTTACGGTATCTTCGATGGTGTTACAGAAAAATTTACCGTTGACGGACAAGTCGCCTATTGTATAGGTCGAGCCTCTGAATTTGCGATTGAGTGTTAGCTTCATACTTTGATACTATTTATATCGAAAGAGTAGCACCAACTATTGAATAGAGTTTGTTGAGAATGTTTATAAAGCACATTATATTATTAATCACGTTGCAATCCTAATGTTTATTTAAATCTTTTTGTTCTTAGCCAAATACGCTTGTGCATCTTATACCTCTTAACTCTTTTAGACTAGGATCACAAATGGTTTTGGCTATCCAATAATAGCAATGAAGCTCCTTTAAAAGTTGGCATTGAGTTGTTCTGCCAATACATTGGTGTTAAAAGGGTGACTTCGTATCGCATGGGCGTTTAGGCTATGAATAAAAGATTTGTTTAGATTGCATTATGAGAAATACCAATTAATCGGTATTTTATCATAT